ACAACTTCCGCCTTCTACCCCATCAAGATGACAGAGCAAAAGACCCATGGTAGCAATACTCCCCCAGATTTGCACACTGAGGAAATAGTCAAAAGTCTAGAAGTGCTCATGCAAGTACTCCGAATCTACGGGTTCGTCGGTCCTGCTGATCTTCGGACACCTGTAAAGAAATACGAACTGATGGTAAGGGATTGTGGAAGCTGGATGAAGGTCCTCAAGTATAAACTTGCGGCATTCTTCGCCCATCATACACAACAAGAACTACCCCCACCACCCTTTACAGTGCCCGACCAACCAGCATTCCTCCTAGGAGGTGCTCCCCAGCGGTATCTCGACAAACTCCTCAAATTTCTTCCGAGAGAAGAGAAAATGTCTCTCCTTGCAAGCATAAAGCAAGCAAAGAAAGGCATGCCTCGACCCAGTAAGAAGATCATTGAGAGAGCTGTTGAAGATACTGTTGAGAAGCTGACCAGCGCCCCCGTAGAGCGCACCGGAAGGGATGTCTCCATTCCACTTGTTCCATGGTCAGACGTGGAGCTCTACCCTGAAAGAGTAGGGACCCATGTCAGTCGGTTCGAATTCCAATCACAGCTCAGAAGAACTGTGAGAGAAATTTTCGCTGGCTGTAAACTGACCACAGACAAGAGAGTGAAGGCGTTCTTTCCGTCAACGAGCGCGAATTATATAAACAACAGAGCAAATGCAGGCGCCGTAGGTTCCATACTACAGCATCCCACATTGCTCCGCGGTCTAAGACGGCCCGGAGGGTACTCACATGCTAGACGTAACGAAGACGAGGATCAGATTGAAAATGAGGAATATATAATTAAGAAGTTCTCCTATGAATATAACGAAGACTTTAATGAGGCTTTCAAGCTATTATGGCTCCGAGTACTCGGCGAGGCTTCCCGTGAGGAAAACCACGCTGAGCCCGTAGGCCTAGCTGAAAGTCTCAAGGTCCGAGTCATAACAAAGGGACCTCCCTTTATACAAACCTGTCTGCGCGCTATCTGGAAACACACTCACTCCATACTAAGACGGCACCCTGCCTTCGAACTAATTGGTAGACCAGTCGACGAGAAATACATACTCGACCGAATGGGTTCTCAACTAGCCGAAAACGAGGCATACCTCTCAGGAGACTATTCGGATGCGACAAATGAACTACACAGTTGGGTATCACAAGAGATTGCAGAAGCACTCTCCGATGAACTTGACCTGTATAGCATCGACCGTCGCCTCTTAAAAGCCAGCCTGACAGGCC